ATCAACCTGACAGGTGAGAGTTCCGTAGACATCGTACAAGCTGGCACTAAGCCTGACCCTTATGGCTTATACCAATCGCTCAACGACTTCGACACGTTGATAGTAGATAGCCTAACCAAGTTCTCTGAACACGCACTCCAACACGCTGTGCGCGTAGCACCTAAGTCTACCATAGAGAACCCCGGTATGCAGGGCTACGGACTACGTAACATCTATGTCGGTGCACTCGTATCAAATATACTCCGTATAACTAGCAAGCTCAACAAGCATGTCGTCTTCATCACCCATGAGAAAGACGCCGACCGTAACAGCGACGGTAACATCGTTGGTGTGTCGATGTTGTTAGGTGGACAACTGCCTAACATTACTAGTAAGGACATCTCTGAGGTGTGGAACATGCGTGATCAGGGTGGTAAGAGATACATCGCCATCCGACCAGAGCGATTTAGAAGTCCGATGAAGTCGCGCATGTTCGACATGACAGGCAACACAGCATTCGAGTGGCGCTACAACGCGAACACATGCAGTGGTCTTACTATAGCTGACTGGTGGTCCGCGTTCACCAAAGGCAACCACGTCAAGTTACCAGTTCCGAAATAGCCGTACTACATCTAGTAGTACTCCTATCCACACGGGCTAGCTATAGCGGCTTGCTCGCCCGCCAGTGGTGTGTCAACCTAAAGCCGTTGCAACACAAGGAGATTGTATAATGGCCTTGCTTAACTTCAGTGCTAACATTGCGGATGCAGAACCGCCTCCGCAACTCCCACCGGGAGAATACAAGTGCATCTGCACCGCTGCGATGGACAAGATCGCTGCATCGAGTGGCAACCCCATGTTGACACTCACGCTGCAAGTCCCTCGCTCGGAGTTTCCTGCTGACTTCGAACCGGGTGATGGTGTTGACGAGCTTACGTTCACCATGAACGTCGTCGCTCGTGACATCCCCGCCGACCGCTGGCGTATGCGTAACGTGTGCAAAGCGTTCGGTGTGCCTATGTCGAATGCAGTCGATCCTAACGACTTCGCAGGTCGTGAAGCTCGCGCTCGCATCCGTATGGGTACGGACCTTGAGAAGAACCCACGCGCTGAAGTGGGTTCGGTGTTGCCTCTCTAACTACGCTGTGTCATACTAGCTAGGTGGCCTGTTCAACGCAGGCTACCTAGCACTTCCTTCAAACTCTTACAAGAGGATTATATCCTATGGCTACTCCTGCACGTTCTATGAGTTCCGCTTCTGGTTCATCTGCTTCCAAGAAGCTGAAGGACCGCGCACCACAGAAGCGCACCTTCCACTTCTTCGTGCGTGTCACTGACGAAAGTGGCAACGTCATCCCCGGTGCCAAGCTACAGGTGGATCGCATCATGTCCGATGCGCGTAAGGTGGTCGAGTTCCTTGACACACCTGAGTACGCCAACAGCGGCCTCACACGTATCAAGCATGAAGTCATTGCCAACAAGCGTGGTGGTGAAGACGATGGAGCTACGTCAGTCGGCTAGATGCCCTCCGGCTGATTGACGAGCAGCGCCACGCACAGCTTCCTCCCGTTGATGTGCGTGGCGTTTGCTTTAGATATACTCAGTATAACTAGCTGCGAAACATAGCAGTGTATAAGGACATACCCAATGGAGCTAGATGCAGAACAACTGCGTGCTGTTGACATGTGTGTTGACCGTGACAAACGCTTGGTCAGCGTGACAGGCGAAGCAGGCACAGGTAAAACCACCATCATCAAGCAGGCATGTGACATACTCACAGCGAACAAGATACCCTTCGCACTCGCCGCACCTACTGGCAAAGCAGCCCGCCGTATCCGCGAAGCTACCGGCTACCCAGCACACACCATCCACAAGCTACTCGGCTTCAACCGTCCTGACATGGATGAAGAAACAGGTGAAGCTACAACCATCAGCGCACCATTACACACACGCGGCAACCCTCTCCCCCACCGCATCGTCATCGTTGATGAGTACGCGATGGTGTCAACAGCACTACACCGCGACCTAGTTGCAGCTATACCCAGCAGCGGTTGCTTGCGTACATTCGGTGACGTGCGTCAGCTACCACCTATAGAGAACAACGACCTCGCAGACCCCACCTCCCCGTTCTCGCGCTGTCTCGCTATGCCTAACACCATCACACTCAACAACATCTACAGACAGGCAGAGGGCAATGGCATCATTGAAACAGCGCGTCGTATCACTCGCGGTCAGTACTTCACTAGCAATAGCGACGTTGGTGTGCATCTCGGTGATGCTGTACTCCATACGTTATATAGCCGCCTTGAAACAACAGACACCGACTGGTCACACATCGACAACCAAATCATCAGCCCGGCACGAAAGTCAGACATCGGCACAGTCAGACTGAATAGCATCCTGCAATCTAGGTTCAACAAGGAGATGAAGGACAAGATCGAACTGCCACGTAACAAGTGGGAGGTGAAGAACAAATGCATCGTCGCTGTAGGTGACAAGGTAGTGTGCAACACCAACAGCTACGATCTACGTGACTATCAAGAACGCTTCACAGAGTTCTCGCCTGATGGTGTGGGTCTAATGGGCAGCTTCATACCATGTCCTGAAACTAAACAGATGCTCAATGGGGAGGTAGGCCGTGTCGTTAGCATTGATGCGCTCGGAGTTATTGAGATCGACTTCGGGGATCGCGTTGTTGAGTTGCCTGCTAAGGTCCACGAATTTAACTCGCGCCGTCGTTATCACTTCAACTACGACCCCCGTAAGGTTATCGAACTTGCGTATGCTCTTACTACACATAAGTGCCAAGGCTCGCAGTACGAACGCATCTGCTACATCATGGCATCGTGCGCCTTCTTCAATCTCTCCAGACCCAACTTCTACACAGGAGTAACACGCGCAGTCAAACACGCCACCATCATAGCTGATCAACGCAGCCTAGCTACATCGCTCAAGTCAATGGGTTGGAAAAGGAAGAAGGCTACATGACAACGACAGCAGAACTGCGCGAACGCTTCACGCTGCAAGCGCAGACAGCAGGGCTAACAGTAGAGTGCGCTATGGGTGGTACGCTCAACGCCACACTCGCAGTGATAGCTGAAGCACCCGGACGTAACGAAGTCGCTCAAGGTATACCACTGGTAGGTGGTGCGGGCAACATACTGTGGAAGGCCATACGCACATACTGTCCAGAGGTGAAACGCCATGAGTGTTACATCACTAACGTGGTCAAGCGACAGGTCGCGTTTGACGTAGGCGCAGGAGCTAGCCGCGTACCAGTTGGTAAGCATGAGCTATCATCGTGGCAGGAGTTGTTAGTATGGGAGCTTGAGCAATTGCCCAACCTACAACACTTGCTACTGCTTGGCAACTACGCAGTCGAAGCCCTCACTGGAAAGAAGGGGATAACTAACTGGCGCGGTAGTGTGCTTGAGTGCAAGCTCAACAAGAAGCCTGTGCTAGCTGTAGCTACATTCAACCCAGCATTCTGTGCACGTGATCCTATGGCACACGTCATCTTCGACATGGACATCGGAGACAAGCTGCGACCAGTTATACTAGGCAAGTACAAACCACATGCTGTCACCACTCACATCAACCCCACCCACGCACAAGCAGTTGACTATATTCGTATGTGTGAAGCTTCACGTAATCCAGTCGCGTCGGATATTGAAGTCATCAGTAATGAAACAGCTTGCGTCGGCCTTGCTATCACTTCACATGACGCCATGTGCATTGCCTTTCGCAACGAAGAAGCTAACGTATACTCAGTATATGAAGAAGCAGACATTCGCCGTAAGCTACAACGCTTATACAACGCGCCTAGCACACGCATGGTGTGGCAGAATGGAGGCTTCGACATGGCGTGGCTCTGGTTTAAGGATCGCATTCGTTGCAGGCCAGCATACTCCGACACGTTGCTTGGTCATCATGTGCTATATCCCACAATGCCGCACGACCTTGGCTTCATCGTCAAGCAGTACACAATGCATCCGTTCTATAAGAACGAGAAGGATGAATGGCGGCATACAGGGGGTGTTGACAATTTCTGGATATATAACTGCAAGGACTGTGCACTCACACTTGCGTCGAATGCAAGCATCATTGCCGAGCTACGCGATCAGAAGCTAGACAAGTTCTACTTTGAACATGTCATGCGTCTGCAAGCGCATCTCGTCTTGATGACTGTCGGAGGCGTGCTGAACGATATGCAACTGCGTGAGCGAATGCTGGACACCAACGTACCCGACAACTTGTATGCAGATTTACAACGCAAGCTGAGCGAGTTCTATGAAGCAGCACGTAACGCTGTCGGCGAGCCATACTACACACCTAATCCTAACTCACCTAAGCAGATGGCAGAGTTGTTCTTCAGCAAACTCAAACTAGTAGGACGTGGCGTGAGCACTGACGCGACCAACCGCGAATTGATGCGTAAGCACCCACGCACGTCTGCTGCTTCTAGACGCGTCCTAGATGCAGTAGATGCATACATCGAAGACAACAAGTTCTACTCAGTCTACGCCAGTGCGAAGCCTGACTACGACTGCCGGATGCGGTGTGACTACAGGCAAACAGGCGTTCGTTCTGCGCCGGGTCGTCTGTCGTCTGCTCAAACTCTGTGGGGTAGCGGTGCGAACCTCCAGAATATCCCTGACCGCGCGAAGGAGATGTTCATCGCTGACCCTGACACGTGCTTCATTTACATTGACGGCTCTCAAGCTGAAGCTCGCGTCGTTGGTTGGCGTTACAACATCGACACGTGGATCGCGCAGTTCGAACGAGCTAGGGTCGATGGGTCTTACGACTGCCACCGCGCTCTCGCCAGTGACATGTTCGATGTACCGTATGACGATGTTCCCACCTTCGACCGATACCCCTTGGACGCTGCTGCCGCGAAGCGTGATGGCATTCCATACAGCGTCGATCTGGCTGGCAAGCCCACTATCCGATACATTGCTAAACGCTGTCGTCATGGTCTTAACTACCGAATGATGCCTGATCGCTTGGCTCTTACAACAGGACTGTCTCTGTCTACAGCAAGTGAAGCGTTTGTCAAGTACCATAAGCTCACACCCGAACTCAAGATCGGCTGGCAATCCGACCTCAATCGTGTTAGAACGGAGCGGGCAATCTATAACGCCTATGGGCGGCGATATGTTCAACTCATCCCCGCAACTGACGAGAGTACAGAAGCTATAGTAGCCTTCTATCCTCAGTCCACAGTAGGCGACCACATATGCCGTGTCATATACAAGGCGCACGACGATCCGCAGTGGCCGAAGCACAAGGCACGCATCGCACTCAACACACACGATGGTCTAATAGGCATCGCTCACCACAGTGTAGCGAAGCAAGCGTTACGCGTGTTAGTCAAACACGCAGAGGCACCTATGCTCATCGGCGGTAAGCAGCTTATCATCCCCGCTGAATGTGGCATCAGTGTACCTGATGAACATGGTGTTCACAGGTGGTCTACGATCAAGAAGATCAAACAGAAGGAGTTGCTATGAAGAAGCTGTTGCTAGCCCTTACTACTGTACTCGCGCTTGCTAGCAGCGCAAAGGCTGACATTCTCGGTGGACTTAATTGGGATGCGTCAGGTGCTACTATCCTACAACTGGTGCCAACCGTGCCTCTCGGTAATCAGGTGGACAATCTCCCCTGCATTATCTGCGGTGCTAACCAACCGCAGCAGCCTACAGGCTTTGGTTACAACCTGTTTGGTAACACTGGTAACGCAGACACAGTTGCGTTCTTCTCTACGTCTATCGCTGGTCAGCCTCAAACTGGACTAGCTCTCGACACGTTCGGTGGCGTCGCAAGTGGCTACGCTATCGGTCCCGGTAGCATCTTCCAGAATGCACTGCTCGGCAGCTTAGGCTTCAGTGTTGGTATCGACGTGAACGACACCAGCCAAGCACAGACGTTGGAAAGCTTCTGGTTCTTGAACTACACGCAGCAGACTGTGCTCGCTGTCTACTCTCCCGGCCCAGGTGGCACGTTGCTACCTGACATCAACAACGGCACAGGCTTCCCTGATTGGACGCTTACAGGTTTCGACCTGACAGGCATCAACATCGGGGATCGTATCGGCTTCTTCGCACGTATCACTGGTGCTAATGACGGCCCGGATAGTTTCTTCATCCAGCCGTTTGCCGTACCGGGTCCGGTTGTGGGTGCTGGCTTGCCTGCTATGTTAGCGTTCGGCCTACTCGGCTTGAGCTACTTCAGGCGTCGTCGCGCCACCAGTATTCTCGCGTAGTATCTGATCAAGTGACTGCACACTGATACCGCGACCTTGTAACCTTGGAGCAAGAGCTTGGCCATACTTCTTGGCTAACTCTTGCTCTAAGTATTTGATGCTCAAGTACTGCTGTTGCATGTTGTGTTGCATCGTCTGGATCATCACGTTGCTACGACGCTGACGCTCATCGCTCGGCAAGTTGTAGTTGACAACAAGGCTTTGGTTAGCCTTCACCAGATCACCGTACTCCTTACGCAGCTTGCCTAGTCTACCACTAGGGTTGTAGTACTGTGAGACATCCACAGCTATAGCAGCCATCAGTGGATCAGTGAGTGCTGGCTTAGGTATACCGCCTACCTGATTAGCATTCTCTCTAGCTTGCGTAGCTGCTTTAGCAAGCTCATCCTTCATACCAACTATACTGCGTATATGTCCTGTCGCCTGTGTGGTGAACTTCCATGCAGGCGTCATGCTTGAGTACTTCTCCTTGCCCTGCCACAACAACGATGCACCGTAGACATCAGGTACACTCTTGACGCTGCGCTTAAGCACCTCAGTAGTAGCTAGCCTCAAGCCTAAGCCGAAGTCCTTAGTCTCTCTCGGTGTAGGCAACGAACCACCTGTGACAGTAGGATGAAACTTAGCAGCGTGTAGCATGATGTCTGTACCTTGCGCTAGGTTAGTACCCATCACACCGAACAACGCATTCCACATCAGCGACGTGCTAGTGCTGACCTGACCTAAGTTGGTAGCA